CTAACGATGGTGTTAATGGACGTAACTTCCTAAATATTTCGTCAGGAGTTGGTGATGGTCTAACGATCATGCGTGACAACTCACAATCTGGCGATGGTCAGCACATCTTTACCTTTTACACTGCTATCTCTAACAATGATGGTAACTCATGCCCATCAACAGCAGGTCAGCAACCTACACACGTTGCAGGTGGTAATAATCCAGGTGGTTTTATGGGTAACAGATATACTTGTTTCTCTAGATCAGGAAACAGTTTCACTACAGAGTATGTAAGAAACTTTACAGTACAACCAGGAGATAACTCTGGTGGCACAGGTCCGAACGTATTTAATGGTGATGCATGGTTCACCGTTGATTTAGGAACAACTTATAGTGATAACATGCATATTGTCATACACTCAGATCAAGACAGTGGAAACGAAGATACATATCTCAAAAGAGGTTGTGTACTTGTTCGACCTGCATAAATAACAAGGAAGGAGTAAAAAGTCACGAATGTCACAATTAAACGTTGATAAAGTTGTATCCCTAGCAGGTGGAGGTGGAACCGCAGAGTTTCAACTGGAAGCGTCTGGCAACTTTAATTTTGATTCTGGAACTCTTTATGTTGATTCTTCCAACAACAGAATCGGTGTTAATGATTCATCACCTAGTTTCACCTTAGATATTGCAGGTACTGACGGTATGAAAGTTCCAGTAGGAACTACTGCCGAAAGACCAGGTTCACCAGTAGAAGGATTATTCAGATATAATAGTACAGATAGAACCTTTGAAGGATACTCATACGATCAAGATGCAGGTGCAGTTCAATGGGGTCCTATTGCAGGAGCAGGTAGTTCATTACCAGATCAATCTACAAACAGATATTCAGCATCATACACAGTTGGAGCATTACTAAGATCAGACGGAACTAACGCATACTGGTCATTTGATGGAGAGAACGATACAGGGTGGTCAACAGCAAGAATTTGGACACATGGATATGTTGGTGGTGGATACCAAAATGGTTCGCCATGGAATAATGTTAATAGAACAGTTCATTCTACAGATACATCAACAAACTTAGGAGATATTTTAGACAGATCAGGTGCATATATGTCAGGATCATGGCATGATACTAGACACTTCTTTCACTCTATGGAGAACACATATAGAGGTTCCTCTACATATACCAACGCAATGTCAATGTCAACTGAATCTGGTGTAGCACATCAGTCACAGTGGAATATGACGGTGAACAGAGGTTCGATGGGTTCTCACCAAGACCATGTGTTTGCAGGTGGATACTCATACTTATATGGTGGTGGTAACTCAAGAACTGACGTGTTCAACTTGAAAACAGAGGTTATGAGAACCTCAGGTTTCCCACCAAACTTTGATGATGGTGGCGATGACCCTACATGGGGTGGACATGGTAGACTCTATGGTTGGGTTAAGAGATCAGGAACTAGAAGAGGTCAATTCTTCAAGACAGAATCATGGGTATCATGGGAACACGGACCAGGTGGTGATGGTTGGAAGAAAATTCTTCCTAGTATGTTAGGACATATGTACGTTGGTACAGGTAATAACAACCAGAACGGAAACCAGAAGTGTAACGATCTTACTGGTATTCAAGTTAGAGGTCTTAACTTCGGTAATATGGGTGAAGAAAACTTTGAAATGGGTATGAGAAAGGGTTATTGCTTAGGTAACTATAATGGTTCACAGAACAATAATACATTCAAAGTTAACTACAACAGTGATAGTTACAACAACTTAGGTGGAAACTCACCCCCAACAGGACATGGTGGTATGTCATCAGCACACTGTTCGTCCTCTAGTTCTGTATCAGGACAGGGCAACTACGATTATGGTACAAACATTCCTAACTACTAATGATTAGCACAACTTCAAATGACGTCATCGTTTTAGATGTCGAGAAATATCCTCAGGTAGGGGAATGGGGTATCCGTGTTGGAACTTATTTGGGATTAGAATCCTATCATCTTGCAGACGAATATTTTAAATACATACCACAGCATATAACTTATCTTAGGTATCCCAGTAAAAATGGTATCATGGGAGATAAGTTTTGGGGAGAGATCAGATTCCAGAGATCTGCCTATGGTGTAAATGAAGAAGGAACTACAAATAAAGAAAAAGAAGTCATAGAGGATACAATATACTCAGATTATGTTATTCCTTTCATGACAGATGTGATGACCCTAGCGATTCAAGAGGAGTTTGAACACAGACATAATCTTCTTATGACTAAGTTTTCTACACTTGAAGAAGCAACATGGGTAGATCAAATATGTGAGGCAACCGCATATCTTGCTGATAATTCTTTTGAGACAAAACTTATACATAAGTTAGCAGAGGTCAGGGACTTGACAACTTTGCAGTTTGCAACTAAAATAGTTGATAAACAAGCAGAGTTTAAAACTAAACTCTATGACTTAGCAGTTGCAGAACAAAAGATGATCCAGATTGTAACTGGATGTACGACTGTTCGTGACTTAAATGTAGTGCTTGAAGATTACTTCAGCGTTGCAATGTCTAATACACAATGCCTTGAATATGGAAGATGCACAACCAATGAAGAAACAGGAAACATCGAACGAAAAGTTAAGTTCGACTACTCAGGAGGACTTAAGTTCTGATTATCATATCAGAGAGACTTTAGAAGATTTAAAACATATAAGTGAATATGATGTAGACAAGTTTGATGAAGCGTTGATGGCATGGTCAGAACAACAACACTTCGGACAAACTAAATTTCAAAACGAATACTTTGTTGTAAACTCACAGGTATCCCCATACAGACAAGTACGTCAGGCAATGATGGAGATACAGGGTAGAACTAACGCATTGCAAAAAACTACTATACAGTTCAAGCGTTGTCTTAATGACATTGCTAGAGTTACTGCTGCTCGTGATAAAGAGAAAGATGAGTTTCATAAGGTTGACAGACAGTATGAACTAGAGTTACTGTATCTCGATAAACAGATATGGTTAAATAAAATCCACCAATGCAAAGAAGAACTTAATGGTTTGTTTGACATTATCAAAGCAAAGGCAGGAACTAATAATCCAGACGAGATCACAAAAATATTAGAAGACAAAGAGTTGGAGACAATGGAAGAGCATAAGTATTGGATTGCTCGTATGGGAAAACAGAGTGCTATAGATTTGCTAACTACTGGTAGAATCCAAGCAGGTAACTTAGAATCTATCTTGCAGATGGCACCAGAAGATCAAGCAGCAGTTACTGATCTTGCTATGACATATTCTACTGCAGTTAATAAATCCATTGGAGGTATTAAAGAAGCAGCAGAAGAAAGAGTAGAAAAAATGTTAGACGGAAAACCACCCCAATTATTTGACACAGCAGGTGTTTTATCAGATTATGCACACAACAACCTTAAGGACAGGAGTCTTCAGTCTTCCGATCAATCCGAAACTCAGTCCTGAGTTTATTGATAGTGACTTTATACCTTTTCTAAAGAAACACTCTAACTTACTATACGACTTATATTTTACTACGAGAATGCCCCCATTCATGCAAGATGCAATGGGCGATGTTTTTCGTACGGATAATGATGCAAAAGGTGCTGTAAAGAATGCTCTCTACATAGCACAGGAGACAGGCATACCATTATCAGCAACATTTAATAATATATGGGTGAGACCAGATCAAAAAAATCTTGATACTTTTATCACCAACTTTAAGTTTCTATATGATAATGGTGTGAGGTGTGCAACGATACCTCATACATCATGGGTCTCTACGGGTCAGATACAACGGGAATATCCAGAGTTAGAGATAAAGAATACTATACTCAGAGAAGTATCTAAACCAAATGAAGTAGTATCACTTGCAAGTGCAGGGTTTCATTATATAAATTTAGATCGTGATGTGATGAGAGATAGACCATTATTAGATCGCATTGTAGAAGCAAAGAAATATTGTCACAGTAAAGGTAATGACATAATGCTATCACTCTTGGCAAATGAACATTGTTGGGGTGGTTGCCCTATCATGCCAGAGCATTATCAATATAATGCAACAAGAGTAGGGAGTGACCCTCAATACTTTAACAGCACTATAAGTCGTGTGTCATGCTCACGTTGGGAACAGTATGACCCTGCTAGTGAACTCAAAGCAGCAAACATACCGCCTTGGAGAGAAGATTGGGAAGAATTCTTAGATGCAGGTATTGATGTGTTCAAGTTACATGGCAGAGAAGATGCTATGAGATTGAAGGAATCTATGGACATCATAGAAAGATGGGGAAATCATGATGAAATGATGCAACCAACATTTAGTGAGTACATGGACGACGTGGAGATGCCAGAAGCACCTATAAATATCTGGCGAGAGAAAATAAAATCTTGTAGGTTCGATTGTTGGGATTGCAACTATTGTGAATCTGTGCTAGAATCTAGGTTAAAGAAGCAAAAACGAAAGGAAATGAATCCACTTGTTGATCTTGCAATAAGGTCTATTGATGCTGCTGTTGATAACAAATCTAACTTCAATCCAAAAGGATATGATGTCTTAGGTCTGTCATCAAATAAAGTCAGACATTTACTTAACAACTTATGTCAGGAACGTGGCACTGTATATGTAGATGCAGGTTCATACATGGGCAGCACAGTATTTGCTGCTCTGTATGGAAATAGTGCGGTCAAGGCATATGCTATTGATGACTTCCAAGATGAAGTAGTAAAACCTAAACGTAAAGACTTACATAAACCTTATGAAGATATAACAAATCCAGTTGATGAGTTCATTAAGAATGCAGAGAAATGGATGAATACTGATTGCTCTATTGGTTTCTCAGTTAAACCTATACAGGCAGTTGAGTTCAATCCTAAGTATCCCCCTCGTGTTATATTTTATGATGCTGCCAACGATCATGACATGGTTCCAAATTTAGAACACATACACAAACATGCAGATAAAGATTATATACTGGTAGTTGATGATGCAAACTTTGAAGGGGTGATGGACAAAACAAAAGAGTTCACCAAAGATAAGAATATTATATGGGAGAGAACTATTCTTACAGAGACATCAGAAGATGCAAATGATTTCTGGAATGGTGTACATCTCGCAGTGATAGAGAAATGAGTGATATAGCAATATCAGACAGGTTTATCAAACTCTCAGAGTTTGAAGCAATATATCATGGATTACTGGACAGTTATTTTCCTTGGAACGCATCTAAGATTGTAGATGACACAAAGCACAATAAGCATCGTAACTTACAGATGACTCATATGTTCTATGAAAGACATACACCTGACGAGTCTTGTAAACTTTTATACCCGATTTTGCAAAAGTTACAACCCTGTGCTATAATCAAGATCAAAGCAAACCTTATCATGGGAACTGATACGTTAGTTGAACATGGTATGCACATTGATATATTAGATGCAGAAGATAGAGACTATCTCAAAACTTCCATATATTATATGAACACCTGTGATGGTTACACACTCTTTGAAGATGGTACTAAGATAGAATCTATTGCCAACAGATTAGTTACATTTCCAAATGGTATGAAACACACAGGAACATCAACAACAAATGCTTCCTTTCGTATGGTAATCAATTTTAACTATGTTTGATATTTTAGAATCAATAGCAAAGAAAGAACTCTATATGGGTTACATCTTTGGTATTATGATCTTAGGTGGATTTATCAGAGAGTATCATGTATTAAATGATGTTTACTCACTCGCAAAGAAATATATTAAAGACAACAGGGTGATGATAATTCTCACCTCTATTTTAGGTGGTGTGTTACCTATACCTGGTCGTGTGGCATTGTCAGCACCATTGTTAGATGCTATAGCACCGCCTGATAAGAAGAAGAGAAGTGCATTTGGTATTATTGATTACTTATCTACACATCACTATTATTGGTGGAGTCCATTAGAAAAGACTATTATATTGCCTATGGCAGCATTGGGTATAACTTATAGAGAAATGTTAGGTTATACTTTTGTGCCATTGTGTATCTGTTTATTATATACTTGGTGGTATATATTTTCTAAAGTTGACCCTAGATCAGTTATACCTAACATGGATAATATCCGAGACTTCAACTGGCAGAGGGCATTACGAGGTTGGGCACCCTTTATTGCTACGATCTGGTTTTTATTGTGTGTAGGTAAGGCAGGTGCTATATTCTTTTTCCCTTGGTTCATAGGTATGGCATGTTATTATAGTATCCTATGTAAAGATTGGAGGTGGGGTAAATATCTTGATGGTAACTTTGCTATTATTGCAACTATAGTATTGGCATTAGGTGGTGTTGTAGGTATGATAAAAGAACCTGTTATGGTGTATCTCAAGTCAGCAGACCCGACTATGATTGTACCAGTATCAATAGTGGGAGCAATAGCAGCATGGATTATGGGTTCATCTGGTAAGTATGCAGGAATGACATCAGCACTTGTATTGATATTTGGTCAGCAATATCTCGTATGGTTTTTAGCAACAGAATACTCAGGGTATCTACTATCCCCTGCACATAAGTGTTTGATGATTGGACAGCAATACTTTGGCACACCTATCAGAAAATACTATAAAGTGTTAGGTGGATTGTGTGCATGGTTAATAGGATACGCATTCATAACTACTTTTGTATAAATACA